CACCGATCCAGTGATAGGATTATCTTCGGTTGAATCAACTGGTGCATTATCTATATAACTCCAAGAGCTCTTAATAGCTTCATTATCAAAATAAGCAGGAAATTCACATAGATAATACCATTCATGCGTGAAGCCTAGTGGATCTTGCCCTATTGAATATTTTGAAGGTGCAAAATTATTTTGCCCAAATGCCTCACTTAAGTTTAGACTATACGGAAGATTCCTAACATTCTTACCATCATTTAAGTATGACCATTTATTTATGTATGGGATTACCCTAGATGCAACTGCTTGTTGTTTTAAATAGTTTTCCTCAAGTCTATCATACTCGGAAGTAATAATAGAATCAAACGATTGATCCGGATCCGAGTCTTTTAACAGTCCTATGAGTGTAGCAAAACCCCCATCATCGGTGTAAAATTCTTTAATTTCAGGATTAATCGCAATTCCACCAGTTTGATAATAGTTTTCTTCATAGGCAAGCTCCCCCATTTGGCTAAACATTGTGCTATAAAAATCATAGTCAAAATCTCTTATAGGAAATATTGAAAATCTACCAAACGAAGGCCTATAATCAGAATATAGTGCAACCTGACCACTTCTCGTAGTCTCAATTTGATTATCATTAAGAGTTATAATTACATTCGTATTAACATTATTATAACCAATAATTTTGCCACTGCTATTTTTAATAGGTTCTTCTAAATAAGGTACCCAATCGCCTATTTGAGCAAACCCACCTTTAGACTGAACATAGTTACCTTTTATAAATCGATCCTGGTCACCTGCAGTAACTTTAAGCAAAGAACCAGTTACATCATTTCCACCTACAAAATTTTCATTAGGATTATTTACCGATGTTGATGGGTAGGTTGATATAGCATTAACCATTAACGGGTAATCAGTAAAATCTAATTCAAAATTAAGTCTATTAAATCTAGACCCACCAAATCTTGACTCTACATAAACAGTGTCATCATTATACGAAGCTTCAAAAAATCTCTTCTCTTTAGGTATACCTATATTTATAGCATTTGTTATAGCTTTTGCAATTTCTTGAGGGGTCCCATTAGGATTAAAGAATTGGTATTTACTTTGCCCTACATTAGGTACTTCAATTGAGCTAGCAGCAACTTCACCAACCCTATCATTACTATCATAAAAAGTAATCTTAAACCCATCCACCAATTCACCAGTAATCTTAAAGCTACATGTCGCCTGTCCCTTTCTCTGTATTATGCTAGCATTGGCATAAGTATCAGGTGTTTTAAATCCTGCAAGCTTTGAAATATCAATCTTTTTGTCAAACAATCTTATTTGATTATTTCCCCAAGTTGAACCCTTCTTAATAGTATGAAAGTCGTTATTCTTATCTTTAACATAAAATATGGATTCAACTTCACTAACCCTACTAGGGGTAGGTAGACCAGTAACGGCTGTAGTTTTTGAAGGGTCAAGAAAAACTAATACACCGTTACTATTTTCAATCTCAAACGGCGTGTTTAATTGTTCAGATACTTCTTGGATAGTTTTAATTTTTGGTAGCTGTGTCTTTTCAGTATTCTTAAAGAAGCCTTCTCCTGATATATCAAACCTACCTTCTTCTACTTCATTTACATATAATCCAAAATATCTGTTAATAGAATAATCAGGTGCATCTTCATCAGAAAACAAAAACTCTAAGTTAATTAAGTTTGCTAAAAGAACTCCGTTTCTCTCAAACCCTTGAGTAAAGAAAAATTCATTTTGAATAATTGTTGAATCTTGTGCAATTAGATCATCGTATGAATAACTACCTGCTGAAGTAAAGCCACCTTTCTTGTAATTAATACCATTCCATTGTATAGGTTCATCCTTTCTCCAGCTAACAGTTAGCGGTGACTTAGGAAACGATTCTTGGTTACGGTAATTTCTAATATAAGATCCAAGTAAACTATTAGAGCTTAAGTCAAATGTTTTAATTGCTGTACAATTCTCTAATACATTTTTTGTAAAGTCAGCTGATGTTTGCGCATTAAGATAATTTGTGTTTTCTAATTCAGCATTAATGTTATTAACGGCGGCAGGATTATCAATTCTAAATACAACAAAGTAATTAGGTATTTGTTCATTTAGCCATAATGGAGCTAACATACCTAGATCCTCAGGATATGCTAACGAAGACACTGATCTTGTACCAGCTGAATAGAACATTTCATACTGATTCTGATACTGTGATAAAACTGAAACATCTTGATACTCCTGAAAAACTTCGTAAGCTAAATCGGTAGGAAATTTACCACCTTGAAAAAATCTAAAGACATCCTTATCGTAAGTACCCTTCCCACTTATCTTAAATGCTTTAAATGTAGAAGATGCCAATTCAGTATTTGCACTGAATGATTCTAAGTAAAGATTATCGCCGTTACTAACTAACTTAACATTGGCTGTTAATTTAGGATTAGTTCTAACAATACTATACGATGCTTTGTCAAAAAGTCTTTCGGCCATTTAATTTTCACTTTTTTTATTTATTCACCAAGATGGAAGTGAAAATCAAAGATTAAAAGGAACTGCCTTCTTGCATAAATCCTTTCGTTATACCACCACGCTGGACAGATCCACCGGATCTAACAACCTCATTTACTCTAGTGGCAGTAACAGAAGGGCTTAACTTAGTTAAAACTTTTTCTAAATCATTTAAACCTTTGGTAACTGTCTTTGATGGGAATACATCTAAATTAAGGTTATCTGAACGATACTTGGCAAATACTTCAACATCATACTGGTAAACGTCTTGATTATCAGGGAAGATATCAAATCCTATTCTTTTTGCATATGTAACATTAACAGTTGAACCTGTACTATCACCTGCAATATTTCCAAATCCACCTGCACTACCAGAACCAGTTCCAAAGTAATCGGTCATTCTATATTGAAATACCATCGGGATATTTATAGAATTCTGTTGACCAAATCCAACAATTGTAGCAGACTGTATTGAATCACCACCTACTTGAATATTGTTATGGTCATCCGCAGAAATAAACAGATAAGATCCGCAACTTTCTTTACCTAAAGTATATTGATCAAATGTTTCAAACGCAGTTTTAACATTTCTACTATACCCGGCGCCACCATTAACACTTTGTAATGCAATGAGAGCTGGTGTGGTCAATGAAGGGCTAGGTTGGATTAATTGACCTGTTGTAAAACTTTGCCCTGCTAAAGCCCCAGTGGTTGTTAATGTTTCTAATTCAACAATGTTTTCATTTAAATAAATTGCTTGTTGCTTACCTTTTGCTTGGTCAGACTGCAATGGAATAAATTTTGAATGCCTAAATAAAACATTAGCAGTACCATTACCAGCAGATGTACAATCTACAGGGCTAGGTATAGGAGCACCAACAGCTCCTAGCGTTGTAGTATCTCCTGTAAATTGGATATATGCAGCTCTAAATGCATCCAAGCTCTGTATATATGGGTGGGTAATATGAACCTCTAACGTTTCGTCACCTGTGGTTATTGGATAAGAACTTGCAGTTGTTGGTGCACCGCTCGCATCAAATCCGCCACCCCAGATAAATTCAGCCGCGTTAGCTACAATAGAACCAGTATCTCTACCATAAAAGTTTTCAGCAGAATCCAGATTAAACGTAAAGTCATTTATAGAGTTACGGTAATTATAAAAATTTTCTTCAGACGAAACATCGCTATACCTACTATTAATAAACTGATTCTTATTCTGTGTTGATTGGAACGGCGCCGAAGATGATGTTTGACCATAATTCCAAGTACCATCCACAGTAGGATTAGTCAAAAGAACCGGTGTTAGGTCATATTTTCTAACAGTATTATAATCAGCATCGTCTGAAGTAAACGTTGCAACACCACTACTCTGATTAACCGAACTGTTATCTAACCATGAATAAGTAGCAGGTAAAATAGTACTACCTCCAGTTACCTCACTTATCGTGTAATTAGGATTTTCTGATTGTTTAACCATGCGGCCTCTGTTACCGGCAACCCTAGAAATTAATCTTAGTCCAGTTTGCTCATTATTGGCTAAGTTAATAAAGAATGTTTTAGATATAATAGCTCCTCTAGGATCATCTAGGTTAGATACTTCTTGGGAATAAAAACCAGCAAAAACTTTAGTTAAAGAATTTCTCTTGAGATTAGTTACATTACCCTGATCATCAATTAAAGTAACAACTAAATTACCTTGAGCATTTCTAAGTATTTCAGCAAACTCATCTAAACGATTTTGCATTTCCTGTAACTTAGTAAATAGATCAATTGGTGTTTGGTTCTCGGATAAAAACCCTGATGCAATAACCGGCGTTGAGTGAGCAAAATAAGTTTCGTTTGCAGTAAATGAACTACTCAAATGTTGATCAATACCTTTTGCATTTAGATCTTCTTCAAGATTTACTTTAGCCAAATCTTGTTGGTTTTGGTTTAATATCGCTTCAGTTGCATTATCCGAACTTAAGTCAGCTGGAAATTGGATTATAACGGTATCAGACCAAGAACTCTCTAATGGGTTTGATGGCCATCCTGCTTCACATATTGATTTAACCTGTACTTCTACCTGTTCACCCTTTCTAATCGGAATGTCTAATTGGTTGATGTTTACTGAATCTGCATTATCTGCATCAATTGCAACCCATTCATATGTACCCGTGATAGAATTTCTTTCCCTAGGTCTAAGAGTACTTTCAACTATATTGTAATTAGAAAACGCACCTTGGCTTTTACCAGACCCATCGGTAAAAGTAAACTGATCTACTGGGTTGGCTGCACCGTCATTTGATAGATATCGGTATCTTATCTTAAACTTAACAATTGACTGCGTACCTGTGGCTGGGGTGGATTTTTCTTTTGGCATTGGCCAAAAACCTCTAACCCTGTATTTAGGTGTTATACTTGATACTGAATTATCTTTAGACTTAGCATCTATTTCTTTTACAACAGATGAATATAGCTGTGCCTGTGAAGATCTCTCTGTAATTAAACCTTGCAAAGCATTCTTATCAGCATCTCTTTCAACCTCGGTAGAATAATTAGTTGTTTGTATCTTTGTTCTACTCTGTGCTATAGCACCATCTAATTCTTTAAGAGTAGCTTCAATAGTATTCTTTTGATTATTTAAATCAGTTAGTTCTACAATTGCTGGAGAATCACTAATCTGCCCATTGATTAATTTAACATTAAAATCATCAACAGTTAATTCAGGAGCATTTGGAATAACACCTTCCCTTGTTGTTGGAATCTTATCATCAGCAAAAGATAATAGCATTGCACCAAAATCAATTGCGCTCTGCTGATAGTATTCGGCTAAAGTCTGTTCCGTGCCTGCTGCATTTATGGTGGTTAATGTGTTTGTATAGAATGCGCTACCTGGTGACCAATTAACAGATGGAATTTTTGAATCCGGATCTATAGGCTTAACGAAAGTAACGCATCTTTCATTAAATCCTACCGTTACATCAACCTGTACATTGTCTTCTAAAGCAGAAGATATTTTTAAAATGTCAGCACCAATTCTAATAGGCTCGGATCCTTCAACCAATTCCAATATAACCGTGTTCGTACTAGAGTCAATTTTAGTAACCTTATATCTTGTATTAATAGGATCAGTAATAACCTCAAGGCTATCTCCTACTGCAAGCTGTACCGTGTCGTCAAAATCGGCCTCTGCATCAGTATAAAAAAGTTTATTTAATTTATATTGTTTCTTTTGAGAAGTGACCGTAACACCGTTAATTTCCTCTGTAACCGTGGCATCTGATATTCTAACAACACTGAAGTTGCCAGTATATCTTTTAACTCTAGGTGGTAGATCAACAACAGCTTCATCCAATACATATGAAATATTTCTCTCTACAATTTGTTGTAAAAAGGTATCATAATTAATGTCTGCCCGACCTTCAAAATTATTAGTAAAGTAATTAACCTTAGCTTGTGTATTGGTATTAAGAATAAATCTTTGTATGATTGCTCTTTCAGTATCAATAGGTACCTGCCCAGTTAAATCAAATGAAATGTATAAGAGTGGGTTGATTAACTCTTCAAAAAACCAGTTAGGTTTAATGTTAAAGTTTTCAATTGAATTAATAGATGTTAAGCTATTTGCTTCTGTTGGTAACTTTGCTAAAACTAATTTTCTAAATGTACCATCAGAAAGTCTAATCGAACTATTTGAACCGTTAACATTGGTAATTGTATCAATATTAGATTGAAGCCTATCTACAGAGTTCTTAAGAAAACCGAAACTAGGAATAGTAACCCTGGAATTTGTACCATCATTATTTTGAATATTGATGGTAACCGATTCATTACTAGAAGTAATGGCCTGATTAACCTTCTCAAAACTTTCTAAAGAATTATTGAATAACCTTAAAAGTTCAGGTAAGAGAGTTGATATAGAATTATTTTCAGCCATTATTATCTTTACGTTCTTTTATTATTTATTTAATGATATCATATACGAAATTCAGAGTACCTTGTTCTGTACATATAAATTCAATTATAGGTTTCTCTGTAATATCAGAGTTTGTAATGACTCCCATAGATACTCCAAATGAACCGTTGTTTAGTCTACTTGGTGCATCAGTCCAAACACGAATATTCCTAGAACCTATATTAAGATTATTATTGAATGTTAATCTAAGAGTTTGACCAGTCTTCCATTGTATATCAGTATCATCAATGTAAATATTTAAATCACCGCCTGCTTGATTTACAGTATCTAATCTTAACATATTAGTATAAGTAACTAAATCAGCAAATACTTGTGGAATTGCTTGATTAAGATCAAGAGGGTTAGCAGTTGTTATAGTAACCTCATCTGCGTTGTAAGGTATCATAAAATTGTATTCTTGTGTTGCTAATGAAATAGTAACAAGATTAGGTGTGTTAGTATCAACCTTAATACCAGTACCCTGTCTAATTACATCAGTGTTATACTGTAAAGTAATTGGTACATTACCTGTAGCCAATGCCTGTATTTCATCTGAGTTTTTAGCAATAAGATCTAACAAAACAGTATCATTAGCAAAAGCAAGATTAGCTGCATCCAATTGATCCTGGACACTGTTAATCTGAGCCTGTAATGAAGTCACATCGGATACGTTGGCAATTTGATTTTCTAGAGATTGTACCTTTTGGTCAATCTTTGATATTTCTAATTGCTGCGTCTGGAATATTTTTGCAGATTCTTGTAATTGTGCAGTCGCTTCACTGAAGAGCTGCATTGAAAATGTATTATAGTCATTAACGATTGTGTCGATACCGGCCGTTCCTGGTGAAGCATCAAATCGTAAATTAATTTTAAATCCATAACTGTTTCCGTTTTGCCCGGTAACTTTATTTGGTTTAAACTTAGGATATCTCTGAATGTAACCACCATCAGTTGTTGGAGTAATATTATCAACAAGAAGAATACCATATAGGTTAGTAACTGTATTTGAAGTATTGCTTGTATCAACTAAATCATAATAGACCAACACTGCATTAAATTCAAATGTACCTGCAAGATCAGTTCCATTAAATTGTGCAATAGTAGATATTGTAGGGTCCGATGCAATTTGCTCATAATCACCTGGTGTGAAGTCTACTGAGATACCATCAAGTTCAGATCTAACGTAAGCAGATCCACTATATCCAGCAGGACTTCCATAATCTGCCGGGTATTTTCTAATGTTAGCATTGTTAGCACTAATAAACGAACCAGGTTCAGTAAAATATGAATCTGTTGATGTTGGTGGATTAGGCTCGTTCATCCAGTTTGCATTAGGATCGGTATACCCACCGTTAATGCCTGGGCCTAAAAGAGGTTGATCATAATCATAGAATGCATTAATACTTAACCCTTGTGGTTGTATTGTACTAGCATTTCTACCTAATATAAATTCATCCTTGCCTTGTATTCTTAAACTAGGCTGGTAATTTAAATCTGAAATTGAGTCAAACAAAACAGTTGGAGTTTTACCAACTTCAGTAGGAACATTAATATAAAGTTCAGTGTAAGCTTCTCCTGCTTTATCAACATTATTAACAATATCAATATCTCCTATGTATTGTACAACCTTTCTATATTGTCTAGGTCCTGTTAACTGTTGATCTTCTTCAACAAATAAAGGCCTTGTAATACTTGGTGTTTTTTCAAGATTAGTGGCTTCTCTAAATCGGATAGCACCAGTTTCTTTTAGCCACTTAAAGAAAACGCGTTCGGCAACAGATCTTTGGATAGTATTATCATATCCTGTATCACTTATAATTAACTCTTCTAAATTTAGCGCATAATTTTGAAGGCTTTCTGTAAAGTTAACATTAGGATCTCCTTTTAACCCACCGCTTGCAATCATACCGTCTATGGTATCAAATTGCATATAGTTTTCATAATTACTAAATGTATTAGGATCAAGTCTATCAAAGTCAGGCAAATTCAAAAGCACAAACTTAGAAAAGACTAACTTAAGGCTGTCATTATTAAGTGTCTTTGATAAATCTCGTGCAGAAGAAGAGAAGGTGTAAAAAGTACCCCCTTCAGCCTGCGGCGTTTTAATTAAAGGCGTGGTTGCCATGTATTACTTTCTTTTTATTAACTAATTGTATATCCTACTCCACCAACTAAGTACCAATCACCATTTCCTGTTCCATCATCAACACATACCAAGTGAACCGATTCACCTTGAGCATTTAATGTCAAAGTTGGGGTACCACCTGCACCAGGAAGAACTAAAGGATTAACTGCACCTTTAATATCTACTGCTCCAGTTTGTGCTTCAGAATAAACAAAGAATATTTCTTGACCAATGACACCATCATTAAGTAAAACCGTAATAGCTGTACCTGTGGAATTACCTACTCTTTCAATAGTATACGGTGGAACTGCTGTACTTGTTCCAACATTAATAGGTGATCCTCCAGCAAAAGTATCATTTAATGTTTGTGGATCCACATCGTTTCTAACCAAACCTCCACCGTTAAGGTTAAGATTTCCTGTCATATTAACATTGGTTAAAACATCAAAGGTGGATGCATTAATGTCTAAGTAGATTGTACTTAAACCAACTCTTAATGATTCTGTTTTAAGATCATTAAGATTAGTAATAGTACCAGCAGTTGGGTTAAAGTAAACCTCCATTGCATTAATCTCACTTGTCAAGATATTAAAGTTATCGTTTAATACCAGTCTAGATCCGGATAATGAATCTGTTCCAAGAATTTCTGTTACGCTAATTGCCATTTCTTTGTTATTTTATTACCAGGATATTCCTACCCTTTTTATATTTATTCCCGTTCGTGTCTGTAAGTTCAAGAGTGATCTCATATTTACCTGGATGCTTAAACAGATAAGTCAAGTATTTACTCTCAAAATATATATCGGCCACCCTAGAGTTAGTAGTATTCTTAATTATCCATCTAGGATTAGCCTTACCAGGTATCTTACATTTATCATAAACAAACATCAACCAAGTCATCTTAGGTAATGTCTTTCCGTTATTTATAAACTTAGCAGTATTCCATGTTGGGTTACTTGCTTTATGTAATCCTTTTCTATAAATTAAACTAGGACACCCAGTTGATCCAGTTGATCCAGTTGATCCAGTAGATCCAGTAGATCCAGTATTTCCTGTTGATGGGCATACTCTACTACCATCTGCATATACAATATCAATGTATGTCCAATCACCATGTACTCCAAAATATCTACAGACAGCTTGTATAAATTTTTGATTACTACTTGCATCATATACTACATTATAAACATACTTATTAATGATAGGATCTTTACTAACATTTAAACTTAATGCAGCTTGTGCCAATGTAGTAGTACTTAAATCAAAATAATGCTCGGCAGTATTACCTTTAGTGTCAGTGATCTTAAGATAAGTATCAGGTACTACTTCAGAAAATTGGAAAAACGCCGGTGTATCCCCGGTTGTACTAGTCATATCCCACCATAAGTGATAGGTATCATTCCAACCTCCTATATCTAAGTTATCCCAGAAATACGGTCCTGAAAAACTAGCCTTACCATCATCTTGGTAATTAAGTAATTGGAAGTCAGGAGATGATCCTAATCCAAAATTATTCAGTATAGCATTAACACGATCTAACGATTCATATAAGCTAGGAGTTTCTTCTTCCCAAGTAATTTCAGGCTCTATAGGCAAATTCCAGTATGAACCATAATCATTCCACTTAAATTTCCCTTCGCTTGACCATGTATAATTTTCTTTACGTGATTGATACCAACCTGAGTATTCAACCTCCCTGCTTTCAACACAAATAAAATCAGTCTTAACCTTAGAAGATATGTTATTATACAAATCATATAGTTTCATTTCAACCGTATAAGTTCCTACATAAGGTAAGATTACAGGTAATTTGCTATAGTCTGCAATAGGTCCTCTTATGACTTTAAAATATGCAGGAGATATATCAGTCTCGTCTTTAAATATAGTCCATTCTATTTCATCAAAATTTCCACGCTCAATAGCATCCCAGGTAAATAATGTCTCCCCTGGTAACTGCTTAAATAATAATTGTGATCCAACAACAGATTGACATGTTACTTTTAATCTATCTACGTTTTGGCCGAATACTCTAACCACATCACCAGTAACAGTATTTTCTTTACTTATATCCCAAAATACCCAAGGATCAACAAATGAAGTTTTAAGAGCAATCAATTGACTATATAAATTATTAACTACATCAGTATCAGTATCTCCACCAACAGCAGTATATGTTGCACCTGTATTAGTGTCAGGGTCATTGATTGTAAATATGTCACCTGCTGCTATACCTTGTGGGTCTATATCAAATGAAAAGAATTTATTGGCATCATTTAATTGGTTCCATGTTAAGTCAATATTGTTCCATGTTAATGTATTAAATGAAGTATTCTCTAATGTTGTTAATGCACCAACAGGAATTCCAGGTTTGTCAGGTAGGTACCAAGAAGATTCGCCATCGGGCCATGCACCTATTTTATTTAACTTAGGGGCATACCTAGTAAAGTATCCAACAAAGGCATCGGCCAATGCTTGCACTGTTACATTGGTTCCATCAAATGGTGCTCCCATAGGATCATTAAAATCAGGCCCTATAGGCGGTGGTGGGTATATAGTTCCAGTATTAACTGGGCCTGCTATAATATTTCTACCAACACCAGCTGTGAAAGGGGCTACATAAGCATTACAGAGATTAACAATGGCTTCATCTACTATTGCTTCACTTCCCAAACAAAAAGAAGAAAAACTTCTAAGATCTTCTATGTAAATACAATCATCAGTTGATAGTTTAAAATTTGCATCTATACCAGCAACTATTTCTCTCTTATCATTTCTACTTATTGTATTTACTACCTCCAATAAACCAAAGAAATCTGCCTCACCAGTAATATCCTTAATATGAGCATTAAGTGGTAAGAATTCTTTTTCTAATTTTTTCTTAAGACCGAATAGCTTAATTAAGATTTCTTCAATAGTAAAATCATAGTTTTCTTCAGTTATTGGTAAATCTTCAATATCATATTTATCAGGTACAATATTATTGATTCTATAAACAAGACTAAATAGGCTAGTTTTTCTAAACCTCTTATTAGGTAAAGTTATACTCTTGTCATTATAATTAACAGTTGGATCAAATACACTAATGTTATTACCTTGAACATATTTTCCAAACTGTGGAGAATTTGCATCTACATTTTTCCAGAATTCTTTTACTTGTAATGTATCATAACCAAAAAACTTAATAGCATTTACCAAACCTTTATATGAACCTATGAAAGGGTATACATTAGAACCTTCTAACATTATCTCCTTTCTCTTTAGGTTAACCTCCATGTAATCAGGTAATAGTTCTTTAATGTTAGTATCCCTAAATACACTGCTATCAGATTCCAATATATTATAACCCATATTCTGCGTCATAACCTTTAAGCGCTCATCTTCTCCAACAGTTTCACCCCATACTAAAATTTCTGCAATAACTGCATCAGTACACTTATCCTTAATTAAAAGAGTTCTTTTAAAAGTATTTTCAGTTTCAGATCTGATTGCAAAATTAATTTGTAATGCCTCTGATGTAATCTTATCTGTAATGGTTAATCCGCTTGGGTCTACTGTTTCTGTGGGATCATAATCTAATGGAATGTCTAATTCACTTATGATCTTTAGTGGTGGCCCATCCTGTTCCATCTCTAATGATGTCTGGGTTCCGGTATCAAAATCCATATCAAACTGGAATAAAAAGATTTCCGTTGGGTCTGATGTTTGCCATTCAGCTACCCATCCACAAACGCCATTAGTTGCACCCGTAGTTCCACTAGGTACTTCAATACCATGAGGGAATCCGAATTTTTTAGTGCTTGTATTTGAATCTATAAATTCTTCAAGTATAAATAATTGACCCACTTCAAATAACCCGATAGATACCTCAGGAAGGTAAACGGTACCAGTCCATTTATCGGAAGAAGCATCATAATCAAAATTATAATACTTCCCATTCTTATCAAAGAAATTTAAATATTGCCAATTATTAGCCATCTTAATTTATTTTTTGATAGTCTTTAGGTACGCCAAAGTTATAATAGATTCTAAGGTACTTTACTTTGTTTATCCAAAACAGCATAATAGGTCCTAAGTAATCATTTAAGAAAGCAGCTAATCTATGATTCCTAAACATATAATTTGAAAAGGAATTTTTCATTAAGTTTTCGTTATAGTCATTACCTAAATTTTTTAGATCCCACCCTTCTTCATAAGTAGCTTTATAAACACTAGGCATACCTTTTCTTCTTTCTGTAAATGTATTCATATTACTTTCCTCTTATAGCTTTTAATGTTGGGCTATCCTGTAGCCTTCCAGTATTTGTACTTCTTGCATTACGTGAAGTTGCAATTGTAGTTCCACGAGTTCGCTTAAGATCATTAAACTTGCTCTGTTGTGTTTTATTGTATAGGTTATTTGGAATAGCGCCTTTAAAGAATATGTTAAGAGAACTTATAGTATTCTTTTCTGGAATAGGTTCATAGTAAGTTCCATTACGATCTTCCCAACCGCCTCTGATTATTGCTAAATCATCAGGGCCTATAACCACATCACCAAATTCATCTAACCCTAATTGTGGATCTTCACCTTCTGCTAATGGTACCTTTTTATTTTCAATAAGTACCTTTTGGTCAGTTACAGGATCGGTACCATAAACTGGAACTTCATAAAAGCCATCGCTAATTGCCTTTTCATTTTCTGCTGATATAAAGAATACATTAACAGAGTCAACACCATCCACATTTTCAATAATTGAAATTATATCAGATCTAGGAATACGATCCCTTCTATTGATTGTCATAAAGTAAGTACTAAGATTTTCTCTAATCTCTGCATGAATCTCTTCTTTATCAAAACCGTCTACGTATCTTAATACAATATTAAGAGCATACTTTTTAATTATAGGATCATTTATTCTAACCTCAGCTGTAACAATCTGCCTACCGCTTTGATTAAGAATATCATATACCATTTCCTTTTCATCTGCTGTCATAGCAAATTCATCTTCAGGTACACTAAAGTAATCTGTGTCACTTGTTATCTTTTTAGCAATATCAGGTATTAAGAAAAGGTAAACAATATTGTCATCATCTAAATACTGATCATCTTTAGTATTATATGCATCTATAAAAGAAAAGTAATCATACTTGCTTAAATAGTAAATGTAATTATTAGGGTTAGCCAATACAAAAGAATTACTTTGATATGGGGCTATTAGTCTGGTAAATGCAGGATCTTCACTATCTGAACCAAACATTGGATTTCTTACAATGTTTAATGATAGGACCTCATTAAGATCTACGTCGTTACCTTGTGGATCGGTACCAGGTTCTTTAAACTTAAGATCTAAATTTTTACCTCCAATGTTACCGGCAGTACCTCTTGTCTTTATATAGGTTACCTTAATTATTGAACCTAATGCAGGCGGTTGACCAAATTGATTATTACCAAAGAAAACAGTTAAGCCACCGTTTACACTAGTTTTAACCATAGCAGCTTCTTCACCGTTATTCATATCATAAAGAGAATCTACCTTTTTCCATTTTTTACCATCTACATAAACCTCAACCATGTATTGATCAGTAGGCTCCTTTGTAGTTAAGTTATAACTCTGTAATGCCAATCCGGTACCAGTAAAGGTTTGGTCTTCTAGTTCTCCTTGTATTAGCTGAACATTAGTAAACTGCCGAGTGGTCTTTTCTAATCTAATATAATCACTGTCAAATTTTATAAAATAAGAAAGGCCATTCTGAGAAATTTCAAGAGGAGCCATATTTAATATTTGTACATAATCTCCTTCTACAAGAGTTGATGCCGAGGTGTTTAGTCTTAAACCAATTATTCCTTGTGCAGATATCCCTCTCGTAGGATCATGCCCAGTTAACCTAGAAAGACCATAGATTGATTCAATGTTACGTGCTCTTGATATATTAAGCTCTGTTGCAACAGCTTCAATGTAAAACATTATAAGCTCGCCTAAGTTAGCAACTACAGTAAGTATCTGACCAAACGGGGACGCAGGTGTAAACACTTCACCAGCCTGGTTGTATTGTCTTTGGAGATATTCAAATGCGTCATAGAATAACTCCGTTGCTTTTATTCTTGTTTTACTGAAGAATGACATTCACTATCATATTTTTAAAATAGAGCACCAATTACTCTTTGTTCATTAATGTAAATATCTACTAAAGCACCATTTCTTTCAACCGTGCTAAAGAACTGTACTCTAGTATCTACTCCAAAACTTCCATCGCTACTGTTTAAGCAATAGGTTTGGATCTGTGTATTGATTCGTTGAGCAATAACAGATTCATTTAGCACTAAAGAAAAGATAAGATCATCAAGATTACACCCTACATTAGGGGCTCCTAATACATCACCTCTCCTAGTAAATAATACATTCTCTATTTTAAGGATAAGTTGATGTAGCTTATCAGTCACTTCGATAATGTCATCATTATACTTAGGTGCATCTATGTCTCTACTATAAATTTCCTTAATCATGGAGAATATTCTTTTATTATATATTCTCTACATTTTTTGAGGGTCTTAGATTATATTAACCGGTGAAGAAGTAGTCAACACCTTCGTCGCCTTTAATCTCTTCAACAATCCTATCAATCTCTTCACGCCCTTCTCCAGCTATTAAATCGTAGTTTATAGTAATATTACCAGGTAGGTTAAATTGGAAAGTTCCTAGTATTCTAGATAGCTGTATTTTGGCCATACCGATACAGTAACGGATAAAGGCCTCATCTTGAAATAAATTACAATCAGGAATAGTATTGTAAACCTGGAAAACACAAGCTCCTCGATCCGGTAATTTTCCCATAAATCTAAGCTTCTTTGTTAACCTATTATAGTTATAGGAAATCTGAGCCTGTAAAACTTGTCTAGCATTATCAATAAACTTAGAATTAATTACATAATACATAAGTTCTTCCGAACCGATACCAGCGCCATAGACATCAGAGTATATAAATTTATCTAATGCAAAATCTGGATCCATACCAGAAAAAGAATAATCGCCAAAGCCACCATCTTCACCAGAAAAACCGTTTAATTCAAAAACATTATTAACTGCCCACACAGTATCTGGCATTTTAACCACACCTCTTGAGTTATTTACATCTGCTTCTGATAAAGTATTACCTCCACTATTATGGCTGATTCCTTGTCTAAAATCCTTTTCGGCCCAAGCAGATGCAGGTAAAGCAATAAACATTTCTTCTACACTATCTTCATAG